TTCCATGCCTGGGGCCGGTAATCAACATGTGAGTCATGCTTTACAATGGGCATTAGAAATGGAACCGCCTGACCCCAAAGACAGTCTGGTCATAGTGATGTGGACCGGCAATGACCGCGACGACTATATTTGCCCAACTACCAATATCAAACCAAACTCTTACCCATTTAAGTTTTGTTATTCTGACGCGGTGGAAACTGGTATCACAGGTGGAAGTTACCCTGAAGCCACCGGCAATACTGTTCGAGATTTCAAGGCCTTTTCCACAACCAAAACTAAAGAATCACGAGCCATTGAAAATTATCTATACATGACTCAGACCTGGAATTATTTGGCCAACCGCGGATATAAATTTGTATTTTTAAATTTTTTAAACAGTCAGTTGCCTTCAAGATCGGAACATTTTGATATAGGACCCTTGCTTCCGCTCTTGTTGAAAAACAAATTAAAGTCAATGATTGCCGACATTACAGATCCTTATACCTGGGCTGTAAAAACGGATCAACTTTGGGAGGATGATTATCACCCTAGTCCTAACGGACATTTGGATTGGACCCGTAATATACTGTTGCCTTATTTGAAAACCAAATTTGATTGACCTTTAGTGCAATTTCTGCTATAATTGTAGTATGAAATATGTTCTTATCGATACGGCTAATATGTTCTTTCGTGCCAGACACGGTGCTTTCCGTGCTGCTGACACGTGGGAGAAAATTGGATTTGCCCTCCATGTAACCCTGATGAGTGCCAACAAGGTAGCCCGACGTTTTGAAGCTGACCATGTGGTATTTGCCCTAGAAGGGCGAAGCTGGCGCAAAGATGCCTATAAACCCTACAAAAATAACCGTGCTGTGGCCCGTGCAGCTCTTACAGAAGAACAAGCAGACGAAGACAAGATGTTCTGGGAAACCTATGATAACTTGACTAAATACTTGAGTGAGAGGACCAACTGTAGTGTCATACGTTGTCCAACCGCCGAAGGCGACGATATCATAGCTCGCTGGATTGCATTACACCCCCAAGATGAACATGTAATAATTTCAAGTGATACAGACTTTGTTCAATTACTTGCTCCTAATGTAACACAATACAACGGTATCACCGACGAATTACACACCCTACAAGGAATTTTTGATGCTAAGGGCAAAGCAGTTATCGATAAAAAAACTAAAGAAGCTAAAACAATCCCTGATCCGCAATGGTTACTTTTCGAAAAGTGTATGCGCGGCGATTCGTCGGACAATGTGTTCTCGGCCTACCCGGGTGTCCGTACTAAGGGCACTAAGAACAAAGTTGGCCTTACGGAGGCATTTGAGGATCGAGAGAAACAAGGTTACAACTGGAACAACATGATGCTACAACGCTGGACCGATCCTGACGGTGTAGAACATCGTGTGTTGGATGATTACGAACGCAACAGGACCTTGATAGACCTAACAGCACAACCAGATGATATCAAGGCTGTGGTGGATGCCGCCATACGTGAACAGATCAGTCACAAGGATATTGGGCAGGTAGGAGTACGGTTCATGCAGTTTTGTGGCAAGTATGAACTCAACAAGTGTAGTGACTCAGCTGATTCATTTGGTCGCTGGATGAACGCCACCTATCAAGGAGTCTTAAATGGCTAAAGACGTATTTTGGATCACAACCACTTTTACAATCGTGTTTGTTGTTTTACTGCGGCTACTGTGGCCAACCGACAGTCACATAGTAGTAAAATATGATTGCAGTATTGCAGAGATAAGTCCCGACTATCCTGTGGCAGTAAAAGAAGCATGTAGAAAAAGGAGTCTCAAATGACCTTAGTAGCAAAACCCGTAATAGATAAACAGTTTTGGATTTTACAGAAAGACAATGAAAAGGTTGGCAACATTGAAGCCTGCGCTGGTGGTTATCAAGTCAAGATCAATAACCAAGTAGCACAGTTCAAAACTATCCGAATGGCAGCACGCACAGTAAACATCGAGTTTGAACCAGCTGTTAAAGTTGCCAAGGCCAAGAAAAATTTAGATGAGGTGCATGGCTATCCAGTAGCAGGCCGTGTTCACAATCCCATGTGGGACGTGCCGCAACAGTTACCAGTCTACACCAAGACCAACAAAAGTAAAAGTTGGTTTGCTGCTGGGTGGTACAATGTTCGTAAAGGTCGCACGTGGCGAACCGTACTGTCTCCCAAACTGATCGTTCTTCAACGCTATCCTTACCAAGGTCCATTTATGACCGAGACCCAAGCTCATGACCATTCATCTAACTAAGTTTGTAGACCGTGTGGTTGGCAATAGAGCCCGAGGTTCCAGAGACTTTATCATGAGTCAAAAAGATGCCGAGGACATGCATGCCGACATTACTCGTCTTCTCTTGGAACTCAATAATCTACGTGAACAGGCGATCTCAGCCGACCAAGACCAAACTATCACAGTCCAAATGGATGGTGGAACATTCTAAAACTGCTTATATTTCTAGATAAATAAAATATAGGAGTTTAATGATATGAGTCGTCCAAAACCCAGCGTATTAATCGAGCACACCAACAAGACTACCTACAAGAGCGAACAGGTTCTAGCTTCCGAAGGCGTGTGGGCAGTATTCTACGACGACAAACCTATCAATCTTAAAACTTCAAATATTCTGGTGCAATATCCCGGTCCCAAATACAAAAAGGTAAGTTTCAGCAATCCTGGGCATGCCAAAAATCTAGCTCGCAAACTCAACGCACAATTCAAAACTGAAAAGTTTTCAGTAGTTCTACTCAAGGCCGGCGAGCGAATCTACCCTTGATGTGCGCGATAAACGTCGACTCACCGAAGAGCTAGTAGCTCTCTTACCCGAACCGCAACGCATCAGCGTAGAATCGGCTATTCCCAGTTGGTGGCACAATATTAGACGAACTGGCGGCATGCGTTTAACTTCCTTGGGGTTTAATGTGTTTGTGCAGGATCTTAAGTTGGAATATTACAATTATCCTATAGATGATCCTTTGTTGTTTAATCAACAGACCATTTTAAAATTGGACCGCAAAATGCAGATGCCTTATTATGTTCATGCAACCAAAGGCGTACCCAAAAAAATTAGTTTTTTTGGTAGTAAAGAAGCAGTTATGGTCACACTTTACGGAAATTTACAACAGTTTCTTGACAATTATAGGCCTTGATGCTATACTAACAATATGGGCCGGTAGCTCAGTGGTTAGTAGCAGAGGACTCATAATCCTTTGGTCGAAGGTTCAAATCCTTCTCGGCCCACCATAAATAACAAGCAGAACACAACAATCTCCTACAAAGAGATAAGTAATAAACAAGCTGGAAAGGATCACCTTTTCAGTCAACTACTGAAAAAGGAAATTAAAATGGCATTATTAGGAAGCTTACAATTTATAGCAAATGCACAGGCCGACGTAACCTGGGGCAGAGTGTTAACCGACGCAGAAAATACAGCATTGATCAATGCAAAAATTGCATTGATCAATGGCGGAGTCCAGTGTGGACCCGGCACTTGGGTTACTGATTCACAAACAGAATCTACTCGTTTTTCTACTCTTGATGCTGCCAACTCATATGTGGCAACCTGCAACACATTTAGCCCAGCACCGCAATCGGCTACAGCTAACGCAGTTTAATCAAAGAATTGTTGTAATCCCTCCGTAAGGAAGGCGCTGTGGACCCGGGTTCGACCCCCGGATGCTCCACCTAAGTGTATTAGGTATATTTAGGTGGGGCATTATTGGTTTCGACATGGTGAGCTACTGAAAGAGGCAACACGGGAATGTGAAACCCGTAGGACTAGGGAAGCCTGGTCGTAGAAGCAAATAACGTAAAAGCAAACGACGAACAGTTCGCATTGGCAGCCTAGGCTGTCTAGGGTAGGAAATACCTCGTAACAGAAACAACCAAAACCCGCCTCGGCGGGTTTTTTGTGGTAAATAAATCTAGCAACGCCAACACTCTGTTGACGTCGGCCAAGTCCTGGACCTTCTTAATTGCGGGCCCTGCCGTGTGTGAATTCTTCACTAGCTTAAAATAAACCAGACCACTTAACAGGATGGCATTTTGAGCCTTTAAAAAATTCACGGCCACAATACCGTCCACTAAGTATTTTCAGCAGTAAATCATTCTCTTTTAAGGAAAGTAATCAAATGAAAAAAATCTTGTTAGCTTTAGGCTTGACCGCGATGTTTGGTTTGGCTCAGGCGCAAAGCAGTGTTACTCTGTATGGCATTTTGGATCAGAGTTATTATGTTGACAGTAGCTCCAGCAGTGCTGTTAGAAGTCAAAATGGTATGAGTTCTCAAACAGCCAGCACCAGTCGTTTCGGAGTCAAAGGTTCCGAAGATCTAGGCAGTGGCAACAAGGCCAACTTTGTGTTGGAATCACAACTCAACATGTCCAATGGTGCTGTTGGATCATCCACATCGGGTGCCGCCCAAACCACTTCTGCAACCAGCGAAGTATTCAACCGTCAAGCCAACTTGTCGTTGAGCAATGCCGAAACAGGCGAGTTGAAACTGGGTCGTCAATATGCCCTGACTTGGGAAAGTGCAATCAGCGCCGACGCAATTGGAATCAATTCCTTGGGTTTTGCAAACTATTTCTCCAATGCTAGCCAGTTGTATGGAACCAACAACATCACTGGTCAAAATGCCAGCACCTACATTGCCGGTGCAGCCGCAGGTGGCACAACACCAACCTTGTATGTCAATGGTATTTCATACACTACTCCCAGCTATGCTGGTGTAACAGCAAAACTGTTTACCAGCCCAGGTTCGGGTAGCACTACCACACAGAACACCGCAGGCATGCGCAGTGGCAGTTTGAACTATGCTGGCACAGGAGTGGTATCAGGTCTCAATGCTGTGTTTGCATATGATGTTATTGACAGCACTACCGGTGGTGCACCTGCACAGAATCGTTCTGTGCTTGGCGCCAACTACACTTGGAATCGTTTCAAGTTCAGCGCTAGCCGTAGTTACATTCAATACTACACAGGCTTGAATGGTTCCACTGTTTACGGTGACAACACCTTGATCAACAGCTTTGGTGTCAAGTATCAAGTGACAACTCCTGTCTGGGTTGGTGTAGAATACTCCACAGCCGCTGACAAAAATGTCACAGCCAACAAGAGTGCCACAGTGGGTCTTGTTGCCGGTTACGATCTCAGCAAGCGCACCAATGTGTATGCCCTAGTTGGACAAACCAACAATAGCGGTCAAGCCGCAATGACTCCTTTGTATGGTTCATCTGCCACTGGCAATGCCGGTGTTGCCAGCGTGGCCTATGCAGTGGGTCTACGTCACGCATTCTAATTCGATTAGAACAAACAAAAGGCACTTAGGTGCCTTTTTTCATGGTTGACAGATCATAAATAACCTAGTATAATACCTACTATGATGAATCGCAATTTACACATTTCTTTACCAAGCAACCAAGTGATTGGATCAGCTAATCTATGGCTGTTAGAATGCGGCAATGAAGGGTGGGATGATTAAACAGTAATATTATTTAGAGTTTAAACATACACCCTGGAACTAACTACTCCAGGGTTTTTTATTTTAAAAGGAGAACATATGACAGACTATACAAAATTAAATGATCGCATTGTGAAACAGGCTTGGGAAGTCAGTAATCTCACATTGACTGAAGAAATGAAAACTCGCTTGTTTCAAAATAAAATTCGTCGTGCAACCGAAATGTTGGCAGCACGCAATATTGATACTACCTATCATCAGATTGAAGATTAACAAAGGAGGTGACTATGCCTAGTGTATTTTTAGTAAGTGACACGCACTTTGGCCACGCAGGCGTGTGCCGATTTACTCGTAGAGATGGTGTGACCAAACTGCGCCCATGGGATTCAGCCGAGGAAATGGACGAGGCCATGGTCGAGCGATGGAACGACCGTGTGCGTCCTAAGGACAAGGTATATCATTTAGGTGATGTGGTCATGAGCCGTCGGAGTTTGAGTATTATGGACCGTTTGAACGGTGACAAGGTGTTGATCCGCGGTAACCATGACATCTTTAAGGATGAAGACTATAGAAAGTATTTTCGTGAACTACGTGCTTACCATGTCATGGCGGGAATGATCTTGAGTCACATACCTATCCACAGCGAAAGCCTGGGTAGATTTGGTGTCAACATACACGGGCATACCCACGCCGATCGTGTGAGATTGCCGGCCACAAGCGGGCAAGCTGATCAAGTTGATGTCAGATACCACTGTGTCTGCGTTGAGCAGACTGATTTTGCTCCAATCCTGTTTGAAGATGTTATTGACAGGATTCGAGCAGAAGGTGGTGTGATCGGTTTCAGGAACGGCAACGGTCCTACAATGTAATAAAGCGGGATTAGTTTAATGGTAAAACAGCAGATTTCCAATCTTCGGTCAAGAGTTCGATTCTCTTATCCCGCTCCAGATATTCCGGGCAAGTGTTACGGTAGCACAGCAG